CTGCTGCAGTGGCCGTGACAGAACCAGCACTAAATGCAATTAGACCAGCACTCAATGCTGCCATGGTTCCTGCAATTTTTAAACCACTACCTTTACTTGTATCAGTAGAAAGAAGTGTCTCTACGTTCTCTTTGATTGACTTGGCAAACCCACCATTGCCCGAGAATTTTTTAATTGCCTCATCAGCACCAGTTACGGCAACCCCAGTTGCAGATCCCGCACTAAATGCGAGTAGACCTAATCCTAAGGCACCAAGAGTAACCCCTACACCCGCAACATTTTCTACTGTTAAACCAGGTAAATCTGCAATAGATAAAAGGTTCGTAATATTATCTTTGATTTTATCTACCCATCCGTCACCTTCAAACTTTTCAATTGCACCTTGAACTAATGCTCCAGCACCTGCACCGGCACTAAATGCCAAAAGACCTAAACCAATACCACCTAACACGAGAGCAAGAGTACCACCTTCTTTTAGTGCTTCTCCCTTACCGCCCAAAGCATCATTAAGTGATACCAATTCAACAACATTGGCAACAATCTTTTTAGCATCCATGTCTTCTAATTTATCAAGTAAGAATGCACTTGAAGCAAATACTGCTGCTATACCTGCAGCTGCAGCACCTACACCAATACCTGCTGAACCAATACCACCAAATAACTTTCCTGCACCAGTTAATACACCGTCTCCGCCGCCACTTTTACCGTTTTGTGGTATACCAGACGAGCGCATTTCTTTTAATTCATCACGTATTTCTTCAAAGATACTTGCACGTTCATTGGCGGTTTCTTTATCACCTAATTTATTAGCATTCATGGTTTCAAAGAAATTTTCAAAACCAGTATTAACCCTATCACTCATATCCAACGATGCTTGTTGGATCTTTTTCATCTCTAATAAATGGCGTCTAGTATTTCTACCATCACGCTCGATCTCAGATGTGGCGCGATTATTCTCGCCCATAAGTTCGATTAGTTTTTCTAATCCGTCTTTTTCTGGTGGTGTAGGATTATCTTTCATATCTTATAACCTATTTTTTGTTAAAGGCCTGTGCACCAAAGAATGCTGCGACAATACCTGCTACGGCAACAAAGTATGTTGGTGCCATATCTCCTAAAGTTTTTTGTGCCTGATCAAGCCCTACTAAAGACGCGACTACTACTGCGAATGGATATAGTAACATACCACCAAGAGCGAACCATGCCATTTTACGCTGAGCATCTCTCATTGCATCTTGGTCGTCAAGTTCCTTTCTCTTAAATTCTAAGTACATTTCTTGTTCTGCCTTAGATACTTTACCATCTCCATTGGTATCCGCCGGATGATGACCACTTGCTTTAATTTCTTCTTCCACTACATACCTCTATATCCAGTTTTGGACTTCTGTTTTAAATTTTCTTCTTCTATATGTTGTTTTAATAGAGCAACATATATTTGCCTCTCCCATGGTAACATACCTTCAAGTTCACCTAAACTGTAATTATGATGCTGCATTAATGCAAAGTTGGTCTGATAAAAGTTTTCTAAACTCTCATGTGAGAGGCTTATGAAAAAAAACTGTTAAGTCCTCTTAACTCTATATCATTATCCGTTTTACATTTACCGCATTTAATAACAGTACTGTATGATACACTAGGAGTGTCTTGGAAAAATGCTTGAATAAGTTTAAATTGTTCAGAACTTAAACCCTCAATAAATTCAACCAAGTCATCTCTCTTTTCATTCTTAGCATTATATACGTTATCTTCATCAAAGATACTTTCAATACAATCGACAATTAAGTCCATTATACCTTCAACTGATTCAAATTTTTCAGGATTAATTTTCCTAATTACATCAGCTGTTGGGTACCGCATCTTTACACCAATATTAGTACCTTCAAATTGTATAGTACCATTAGAATCTTTTGGTTTATACACACTAATATCATCAATATTAATCGAAAGTGGATTCATATGTCCACATTCTTCTTCCTTACATTTGACTTGTATCTTCATTTCTTCACCAACTGATTTTGCTCTCAGTTGTAAGAATAACATTTCAATATCAAATACTGTAAGGTTTTCAATACTATCCAACTCATAACAAGTTTCAATAATACCTCTTACTGCTTCACTTATTTGCACAGGGTCATTGGACTCTAGTGCAATCATTAATACCTTTTCTTCTTTTACCAAGTAAGGTCTCATATTTAAAATTTCCCCTGTTGACGGTAATTCAACCGTATAACGAGGGACACTCATTTTTGGTAATGCCATTATAATCTCCTAAAATTATATTAAAATATACGTTCTAGTGCGCTTCTCAAACCTGATAGGGTTGAAGAAAGAGGACCTTCCGGTACATAATTATCGTAACTAAATGTTACAGTCAATTTTTGGACAGCACTTTCACTGTTATTGTCCAAAGTAATTCCTGCAATGGTAGTAGGAAATGCATTTTCTAACCTAACACCATATACTGGAACATTCTTTTCATTCAGTTGCTGTATTACAACATCTGAAGTAAAATCTTTTTTAAATTTTGCTTTATACTTATTACTATCGAATACCTTTTCTAACCAACTATCAAACATTGTTTTCATATAGTAATCATTAGTAAGTAAGAACGTACATTGTACATCCTCGTTTATAAATGTGTATGGGACTTTTACTGCTTGTTTTTCCGCAATGTAATCTAGCGTTGTAACATTACGCCCAGGAAGTGTTACATTTTCACATAGTAGGGATATATCTCTTGGATCATTAATCATTGATTTAAGACCACCACCCGAAATAAGAGCCCCTACAATACCGCCACCACCTAATAGACTACCTTGCGGTGGTGTAAAGATAACTTGAAATCTATTTGCCTTGGCGAGACCGCCACGCTTTCCTATAGTACTTGTTAATTTATCTATTGACATATGTTAACTCTGATATATTTTTCTGGAATCTGCCCAGACTGTTCTGGAACTTTTCTTTTTAAACTGTTGTATTGGTAGATATATGGCTGTTTCCCAATCTGTCATAGGTACTCTTGATATCTGAGACTTAACGTGACCAATTAAATATCTTTTAAAACATGGCTCAAATTCTTTATACTTTCTCACGCCTTGTAGCAAATCATAACGTAATCTCATTAATCTACTATCTGGTTTTAATTCTTTGGGTGCAAGTTTAAATAACTCGTTGAGTAATCTTGCACGAGCCACTGGGTTAATATAATGTAAATTTAATCCAGTAAATCCGCCTGGGGCAGGACCAACTATAATAGTCAAAGGGAATCTATCATAATATGGTAGAGTTT